ATTAAAGCAATGCTTGAGTTTTACATAGTATCTGGGGCAAAAACAATTACTATGTCGCAAGGCGGTGATTTCATTGGCGGGGAAGGCTCTAAAGTCGCAAGTTTACATAGGGAGGGTAAATTTTCTCGCAAGGTAATGAATAGTTTTTTCTGTTCTACTGATCGACCTTTTAAGTTTATGGGTAGGATTAATGAAGATGTGAACCTGTACACGGAAAATGGCATTAGAGGCAGTTTGTTTATAACAGTACCTAGAATACGTCTTGAACAAAAGCAGACTCAAGCAGGGTCAGGAGGGCTGACTGATATATATCTTGACTTAGGTACATACGTTAAAAGTTTCTATAGCGTTATGTATGCTCCGTCATGCGTAAAGATTAATGAAATGGGCGTAACGAATAGGCGGTTGCATCACATGGTTAAATGGAAGAACGCTTGTCCAATGATCTTATCGGAAGATTTTAAAAAATGAAGAAAGGCAATCAAGGCGATGGCGGTGGCAGACCTGCAATAGAGTTTACTGCAGAGCAAACTATAGAGCTAAAGGCTTTGGCTTCGGTTTTAAATAAAGGCCAGTTAGCTGACTATTTCAGCATATCAGAGACCACTTTAAGGGCGATTGAGGCTAGACAGCCAGAAGTTTCTGACGCCTATAAAAAAGGAAAGGTCAATCAGATCGCGAAAATGGGGTTAAACCTCGTTAAATTAGCCAAAGCGGGTAACGTTGCGGCCAACATCTTCTACCTTAAAACCCAAGCAGGGTGGAGAGAACAAGAAGCACCCACGCAAGATATACCCGCCTTTAATATCATAGTGGATGGTCGTGCAACTAACGCTCCCACAGAGTGAAATACTCTTAAACTATTCTCGCTTTAAAACAGTGGTGGCGGGGCGAAGATTCGGCAAGACTTTTCTGTCGGTCAATATGTTATTGCAAGCCGCTGTCACAGGCAAAGACAAGCACTGTTGGTATGTTGCTCCCACCTACGGTAGCGCAAAAGAGATCGCTTGGGATATGCTTATTCACACCATCCCGCAGGAGTACATCAGCAGGACTAACGAAAGCAGTTTGATGCTTAGATTAATCAATGGCTCTGTCATATCCCTAAAGGGAGCAGAGAAGCCAAACAACCTTAGAGGACGAGCATTAGACTTTGTTGTACTCGATGAGTTTGCTGATATGCGACCAGAAGCATGGTTTGAAGTAATCCGACCTTCATTATCTGATCGAGAAGGCTCTGCTGTCTTTATCGGCACACCTAAAGGCCGCAACCACTTCTATGACTTGTGGGCTAAAGGCGTGGATGGTGCTAACGATTGGTCAAGTTTCCAATATACTACCCTCGCTGGCGGCAACGTATCGGAAAGCGAGATACAGGCCGCTAGGGGTGATCTTGATGAACGAACATTTAACCAAGAATATTGCGCAGAGTTTGTTACCTACAGCGGTTTGCTGTACTATGCCTTTAGTAGAGAGTTGTCTGTCAGTGATTATTCAGAAGATAATGCTCCGCTTCATGTGGGTATGGATTTTAATTTAGACCCAATGTCTGCCGTTATCTGCATACGTAAAGGCGAGAAGCTGTATGCGATAGACGAGATAGTCATGTATGGGTCAAATACTGATGAAATGGTTGCGGAATTAAAAAACCGCTATCCTAATCGACAGATAATTATTTACCCAGACCCTGCATCAAGACAGCGCCGAACAAGCGCGGGTGGTCGTACAGATTTGTCGATCTTACAGAACGCAGGTTTTAGCGTTAAGGCAAAAAACTCACACGCATTGGTCAGGGATAGAATCAACGCCGTGAACAGCCGTTTGCTGTCTAGTAGCGGTGAGAGGAACTTGTTTGTTAGCCCTAAATGCAAGCAAACAATTAAAAGTTTAGAACGACAAACCTATAAAGAGGGTACGAGTATTCCTAACAAAGATAACGGCTTCGATCATATGAATGATGCTCTTGGTTATCTGGTAGAATACCTATTCCCTGTTCGCACCGAATACAGCACCCCCCAGCTTACAAGGTGGACTTGATGAGACTAACCACAGCCAGTTATAATGCGCTTAAAAGCGTAAAAGAATGACACTTTATCGCGCTTACAAGTGTAAAATATAGCATCCCAAAACAAGGTGGATTTAATGAGACTAACCGCAGATACTACTCACCCAGAATATGACAACAACGAAGCAAGGTGGGAGTTTTATTTACGCTCTTATATGGGCGGGGCTGACTATATCGCTGGGGAGTATTTAACCAAATACATAAGTGAAAGTGATGAGGCGTATGGTCGCCGACTTGAGCTGACTCCTGTTGATAATCATTGTCGTAATATAGTACACATTTACAGCTCATTCCTTTGGCGTATAGCACCTACTAGGGCATTTAACTCACTGGCAAACAATGTCGCGCTCGACCCATTCTTGAATGATGTTGACCTAGACGGCAGAAGTTTAGATGCGTTTATGCGTGAGTGCCAAATATGGTCAAGTGTCTACGGTCACGTCTGGGTCATAGCTGATAAGCCTAAGTCTACAGCAGGTACTAAAGCCCAAGAGTTAGAACAAGAGATTCGACCTTATCTGGCGATGTTCACCCCTGAGAACGTATTAGATTGGGAGTATGAAAGAACACCAAGTGGACGCTTTAGATTGTCTTATTTAAAGGTTCGAGAGTCAGTGATTCGCAACAGTGACACCGAGGTTGAAAGCTATTATCGCGTGTGGACACCTGAAACGATTGAATACTGGCATGCTATTAATGACAAAGACGAGCTACTTGAGACAGACGACAACCCACTAGGAAGAATCCCTGCTGTGTTCATCCCTGCTAATCGTTCAGTGGTTAGGGGTATCGGTATCAGTGACCTGTCAGATGCGGCTTATATGCAAAAAGCTATCTATCAGGAACTAAGCGAGGTGGAGCAACTTATTCGAATATCGAACCATCCGACTCTTGTTAAGTCGTTTAATACAGATGCGAGCGCGGGAGCTGGTGCAATAGTAAATATGCCTGACGACCTCGACCCAGCGTTAAAGCCTTACCAGATGCAACCAAGTGGGGCTAACCTTGACGCTGTTCGATCTGCTATCGAAGCCAAAGTACAATCTATTAATCGTATGTCTCACATGGGGGCGGTCAGAGGCACTGAGGCAACTACAATGTCAGGCGTGGCAATGGCAACCGAGTTTCAGCTTTTAAATGCGAAACTGTCTGAAAAGGCTGATCTGCTTGAATTAGCCGAGGAGCAGATATGGGCGTTGTTTTGTCAGTGGCAAGACATCACTCCCGATGTTGAAATCTTCTATCCTGATTCGTTCGACCTTCGTGATTACGATAAAGAGCTTTTCTTCCTACAGCAAATGCGAGCCACTGGCGTTAAGTCGGTCACTCTGGCTATGGAAATAGACAAGCGCATCAGTGACCTATTGTTGGATGACGAAGCTCTTGCAAAGGCTCACGCTGAGATTGAGGCAGGTACTCAGGTTCTTGGTCAGTTCACAGAGACAGTTATCTAATGGCGGCAGACGTTGACCACGTTGAAGAACTCGCAAGGTTAGCCGCATTACATCAAGCGCGGTTAGCCGAGGCTTTAAAGACTTTAGAGGATAGGATTGCTGATCTGTTAGCCTCTGCTCCTTTAAGGGATGGAAACTTATTCGACCTAGAATGGGCGATTCAAGCAAGGTCTGAGATACGAAAGTTAGTTGAAGATGAATACCTAAAGACTGTTGACGGCATCATAAGAGAATACACAGCGGTAGCGGGCGGCACTGCTGAAATGCTTGCAACCTATGGCGCATTCACCAAGATAGACCCTCGAATCATTAACCAACTACAACGGCTATCCTTTCAGGGCTTTCAGGATATAGGTGCTGAGTACCTTGACATCGTAGCTAAAGAGGTCTACCAGAACACACTAACAGGCAGGGCGTTTGCTGAGAGTGTAAGGACGGTTAAAGAAGCGGTAGGCGGTAGTCTAGCTAAAAACGCTAATCAGCTTGTACACGATTCCCTAATGCAGTTCGATGCTTCTGTTAACACGGCTATAGGTAAGGAAGCAGGAGCGACCAGTTGGAAGTATGTAGGCAGGATCATCTCAACCACTAGGCCATTCTGTCGAGAGCATGAAGGTCAAGTGTTTACTGACGAAGAAATAGAGCTAACTTGGTCAGGTTCTTGGGCGGGTAAAGCATCAGGCGACCCACACATAGTTCGCGGTGGTTACAACTGCGGTCACCAATTCAGGCCAGTGATTGATTAATTATGTAAAAAGGTCATTGCTTCTACCGAAATGGCATCACTTAATCTCCCTCACAGCCCTCCTCTACTCAATCTTATACCTTATAAGCATAAATGTAAACAATAAATTAAGGTTTTTGTAAATTAATTTCGTATGCTATAATTATCGTTCACCAAAACACTCTTTGAGAGGCCGCACATGAGCGAAGAAAACATGGAAACAAACGACGAAACAACTGAAACACAAGCAAAGACATTCACCCAAGACGAGCTAGATCGCATCGTAGCTGATCGCATCGCTAGGGAGAATCGCAAGTTCGAGAAACGGATTTCGGGCATTGATCTGGAAGAGGCTAGGGATTTATTGTCTGCGAAAGAGAAAGCTGACGAAGAACGTCAGAAGGAGCGCGGGGAGTTTGACTCAATACTCAAGTCCACCGTTGAAAAGAAAGATGTTGAGATACGCGGTTACAAGGCCAAGCTACAGCAGACCCTAGTTGATGGGGCTTTATTGTCTGCGGCAAGCCAGAATAACGCTGTATCGCCAGAACAAGTTTCCACACTACTCAAGAACAATACTCGCCTTGCAGATGATGGCGGTGTAGAAGTGCTTGATAGTAAAGGCTTGCCTCGCTATAATGATAAAGGTGAATTGTTATCAGTCAATGACATGGTGACAGAATTCTTGACCGCAAACCCTCATTTTGTCAAAGCTACTCAAGGTGGTACTGGCTCACAGGGTAACGCGGGTGGCTCTACACAGAAGCCTCAATCTGTGGCAGATATGGTTGCTAACTGGGACTCAGGCGGTAAACAAGCGTTTGCGGCAATGAAGAAAAAGTGACCACTAACCACACACTAATTTCTTAAAGGCACTAATCATGGCTAACACAACTAGTACAACTCTTGACGACCTATTTGTAAATATCGTCGCTCAAGCTCGTTTCACCGCTGAAGAAGAGTCCTTAATGCTTGGACTTGTTACTCAGTACAACATTCAGGCTACTGCGGGCAAAGTAATCCAAGTCCCTAAGTATTCTAATATCACTGCCGCCGCTGTTGCAGAAGGTACTGATCTATCTTCAACTGCTGTGTCTACTTCTAAGGTCGATATTACTGTCGGCGAAGTTGGCGCACAAGTGGTTCTGACTGATATGGCAACTTATGGTGCTGATAGTCCTGCTACTGCAATGGGCACGATTCTTGGCTCTGCTATTGCGACTAAGATTGACGTTGATCTTATTGCTTTGTTTACTGGCTTGTCTAGCTCTTTAGGCACAGCAGGAGCAGAAATAACTGTTGCTGATTTGTTTAAAGCGGCGGCTACACTACGAGCCAACAAAGTTCGCGGCGTGATCAATGCTGTTATTCACCCTTATCAGGCTTATGCTTTGAAAGCTAACCTCACTAATACCTTCGCTAACCCGAATGGTGGTGATCTTCAGAATGAAGCTATGCGAGCTGGATACGTTGGAACCATCGCTGGTATAAACATCTATGAGTCAGCTAACATCACTATTGACGGTTCTGGAGATGCAATTGGTGCGGTATTCGCTCCCGAAGCATTCGCTATTGCCATCAAGCGTACCTTTAACCTTGCGCCACAGCGTGATGAATCTTTACGCGCTTTTGAATTAAACGCCACTGCTGTTTATGGTGTTGCAGAGCTTGACGATTCTTACGGTGTTAAAGTTATTTCTGACGCGGTACTGTAAGCTAAGTAATAATGATCTGCCCTCCTTCGGGGGGGCATTTTTATAAAGGTGAAGCATGGCATTTTCTTCTGACAGTGATTTGATGAAACTCATTCCAGACATTCTAAGTCTTGGCATTGAGTCTTTTGTTTTAGAACACCCCAAAGCCCAAGCTGATATAGAGCGCGAGTTGCGTATCAAGTGGTGGCCTAAGAAGGGCATTGCTGGCGAAATGGTCAATGCAAAGCTCACAAGCGCACAGTTTACTCAAGCATCTGCCTACCTCGTTCTATGGCTTTACGCCTTACCTAAGTTGACCAACTGGGTTAATGACGACAGGTTTATGCACATGATTACTTTTTACCGCGCTCGATACGGTGAGGAGCTAGAAGCTATTTTAAAAGATGGCGTTGAATATGACACAGATGGCGATAGCACAGTGCAAGACGATGAGAAGATTGCAACTGATGCCAGTAGGCTAGATCGCTAATGGAAGTTAGCATCAAGTCTAACGCTAAAGAAGTCTCGAAGCGTATTGGAAAGAAAGGCAAAGAATTATCTGATAGTATACAGCTTGCTTTATCTCGCACCGCACTAAAGGGAAAAGAGATCATTCAAGAAAGGATGAAAGCAGGCAAGACGATTACAGGCGGTAACTTTAAGAAATATGACAGCGCGTATGCGGCATTTAGAGCAAGCAAAGGAAGAGGCACAAAACCTGATTTGCAGTTTACTGGATTGATGTTTAGTGCAATTACCACTAGAGCGAATAGCAAGCAAGCAGAGATATTCTTCACAAGAGCAGAAGAAGCAAAGAAGGCGGCAATGAACAACAAGAGTAGGCCATTCTTTGGGTTCAACAGAAAGGAAGAGAATACATTGGGCAAGGTATTTTTTAGGTCGTTGAAATGAGTGTTAGAGAAAACATCGCGGCTAATATTGTAACTACCCTTCAGGCGGTGACATCGCCTGTTGTTATAAAATACGTTACGCGGCAACCGTTTGATTTTGATAAGCTATCGAACGCACAATATCCCGCTATCCTTGTAAGGAGCGGGTCAGAGAATAGGGAAGATAGTACGATTGGCGGTTCAATATCGAAGCGCATGGCTACTATAGAT